GAAGGGGGAGTGCGTAGCACGTTACCCCCTTGATGGATCATATGATCCGCCCACCGGCATTAGCCGGAAAAGGTTTGCCAAAGGCTATAGTGCCACCGGCACCCTGATGCACTTCTTGTGATAGCGAGGATGCATACTGCGCTCATTGTACATCATTGTATCCGCGGACAAAGGTTTACCGTCTGCGGGCAGTGAGACATACGCGCGGATGCGACCACCGACTATCGAATACCCGAGGGTTTCGAAAGGTTGGCGGCGCTCGCCCTCCGTCCTAAGATAGAGGAAGGCCCCGTAGTCAGAGACTAGGGGAGTCTTTATCACTCGAGGCTTGGCCTGCCACGTCGTAATGACGTGATAGGGTTCCCAACCACGCTTATCACACCGAGGTGTGGGGGCGTGGGTCCAAACGAGGTGTCCATCTCCAAGCCCATCAGGGCCAAAGAGGCGGTCGCGCTTCGGTATAAACCGGAGCAACTCGTCGGGAAGGGAGCCAAGCCGCCCTGTTCGGACAAAGAAGTTATGAAGGCGGTAAATCTCCTTCATAGAAATCTGGTCCTTAACGAACACGGGCCGTACGTCAGTACCATCCCAATAGTCCTTACCGCAGCTTTCGCGAAATGGGCCCGCCCCGAACGACTTATCGTTATTCGGAGTAAACCCAAGAAGCTGGAGAGCGGCTAGGACGCGGTCGTAGTACTCTGAAGGACAGATTAGGTCGTCTCCGTAAACGGAGATAACTTCCTCTTGATCCTTACAGCAGACAACGGAGAGCAGAGCCCAGAATATCAGGCTCTCTAGCTCAAACGTCGCTCCGTTTCCCATACTGGAGAATTTCTCCAGAACTTTGAAGCTGCCATCAGGTAGCTCACAAATGGGCGAACGGACACTGTCGAGTGCTTCGAACCAGTCAGCCGGGAGAAGTTGCATAACTAACATATATGCGACAGTATCGCTAGCCATCGAGAGATCGATGGTTGCGAGATTCCCACGGATGGAGCCTTCACGAGCAAGCCGCTGGTTGGCAGTTTGATCGTTCAGGTCCACACCGACTCTTTTGAGGCGATTGCGTATTGCCGTTCCTAATCCTTTCTGAATGAAGGAATTCAGGATTGGCTCCACGTTGATGCCTCGGTCGGTCAGACTTGTCTTAGGAACTGAAGTCCAGTAACTACCACGGACCACGACCGGTTTGGTTAGACCAGGCCATGCGTGATAACTGTGCGTCGACGTTAGAAAATAACGACCGGCGCCTTCAGTGGTGGTGATGTCAGAATTCAATTTATGTCTGACACTGGTGTTCTTAGAACAGCCAACATTAGTACCGGGTCCGAACCCGAGGCTAAAATTGTCGATGTTTGGCAGGTCGCCTAAAACTGACGAAATTTTCCGCTGCATACTCAAAATGAGTGCAGCGCGCTCCCCAGAATGGGGATCGTCGTTAGTCATCAGCAGCCTGTTAGTCTCTCGACATATAGCTTCGGATTGGAGGAAGGTAGCTAACGCTACACCCTTCTTGTCAATACCCAGATCCAAATCCGCGCGCTTCTTAAAGAGCGCTTGAACTTGAACCAGGAGGTAAAACTCATCGGCAGACGACGCTTTTTGAGCGTCAATCGCCATAAGTTGTTTGAACAAGAGGATGTCAGGACTAGCGATCAACCGGCGGCCCAGCGTGCAAGCACGCAGGACATCCGGATACATCACACCCTCCCTCGCGACTGCATCGATAATCGATAACAGTACGAGGTTCTGCTTCTTCTTATCGAAGAAAGCAGAAAAACCTATCTTACGATAAGGTTTCGGCATAAGGCCTCCTAGAGCGCAGAGCGCATAAAGGGAGATGATTAGCACAATGCTAAGAGTCGATAACATGAAGGACCGTTAATACGGTGCCTCTAAGTCATCGATCGCTGCAGCGACCTGCCCGTTAAGGAGCAAGTTGCTAACGAGTACGCGAAGGTCCTTACGGC